GTGAGAGAAGACTGTAAGCTAACACCTATGACTAAAGAAGAGTATAGAGTGTGGGAAGATTATGTTATTAATTATAATCACAGGAATCCTACCGACCAGATATCTTATGAAGTTACATTTATTAATAATGATATCTATGAAGTTAAATTATTAGACTTAAAGGTTGACAGAGAGGGAGAGTAGTAGTATCATAGATACTTATTTCAGGTATGTCCAAAGGTGTAGCCCTCAACTAACCTTCCTGAACCTAAAGACATACGATTATATCGTGCTAGTTTCTGGTCTAGTGCCAACAAAACCAGACTAAGTTTTAAAGTTTTACAAGGTGTTCGAGCTACTGTAAAATCCTTTCTTGAAAAGGTTGTAGATGAAATGGGATGAGAACTAAACCGATTACCTTCCCTTGTAAAAAGTCAGTCGTTCGGTGACTTTAAAAGATAATGTTCGGGTGCTGGGTATCACTTTAAAGTACCCACTTTTAACTGGAGGGTTATATGAATCTATATTTTAAATCAACAACACTAGACAAAGAGATAGGTTGGACATGGAAAGACATGGACAAAGCTTACTGGGACACGTGGATTCCTAAGAAGTCTGATATCAAAATCGTTACAAGACTTAACAAAGAACAAAAGAAAGAAGCACGTGATGAACTGTGGGAAGAGTTACAATCCTCTGCACAATTTACACGTGATAGAAACAACGCAAGACGTAGAGCAAAAAGACTTGCAAAGGGAAGCAAGACGTGATAGAATCTGAACACTTAATACTAAAAAACTAAACCAACGGAGGTAATTATATGTATGAGTATGTAGAAGGAAAAGCTATGTGGGCTAACGTCAGCACACCGAACACTAAGTTCGAGCCACATAAGTATGGAATTGTTGTGTTGACTGATGAAGATACTGCTACCAGATTAGAGGGTGCAGGTTTATCAAGAGTAAGAACCAGAGATGGTCAAGCTAAGTATGATGAACCGGCTTTCTCATTCAGTAGAAAAGTAGAACGACATGATGGGACTACCAACCCTGCACCTAAGTTAGTTGACGGAGACGGAAACGATTTAGATGTTAGTCTTGGTAATGGCTCTGAAGTTACTGTAAAGATTAAACCCTATACAGGAAAGTATGGTACGTTTGCAGAGTTAATAGCTGTGAAGGTTACTAATTTAATTGAATACACTGAACCGAGTTCAGACAACGAGGAATTTTAATATGATTATTACTATTAAAAATGATGATGGCGAATCAGTCTATGATGTTTCAAAGATTGAGGACGAACAGAAGAGAGCAGGTGCTAATGTATCTATCAGTAAGATAGGAACATTGAATGTATTAGTTGAGGCATTGAACTATGCTTCGCAAGGACATCAAAGCAATCTTGAATCTGTATTGAAAGATAGTCCAGAGGCTGTCGTTGAACAAGAAGAAGAAGAAACTGTAGAAGATTCAGACGAATCATAATTCATAGTGAGGGCTAACATGGATAAAACTTGGGACAAGCTACACCAACCCTGTCCACTTTGCAACAGTAGTGATGCTGTAGGAATCAACGAAGATGATTCAGCAAAGTGTTTCAGTTGCGGAGAATTTATGCCGAGCTATACTAACGCATGTGGAGGAAAGGATATGCAAACAGAAAAGATAATAACAACAACTAAACAACCTGATGTGGTAGACGAGGGAAAATTTTCAGCCTTAACAGACAGAAAAATATCTCAAGCTACAGCCACTAAGTACGGGGTTAAATGTGTACATGATTTACAAGGTAATATCGTTAAACATTTCTATCCGTTCTATAATGGACATGAGCTATCAGCTACTAAGGTTCGTAACGTAAGGAATAAAGATTTCTTTTTATCTGGAAGTTACAACGATACAGGTTTGTTTGGTCAACAGTTATTTAAAGGTGGCAAGTATGTCACTATAACAGAAGGCGAGTGTGATGCTATGGCTACCTATGAACTCTTAGGTTCTAAGTGGGCTGTAGTATCTATCAAGCGTGGAGCAAACGGAGCAGTTAGGGATATCAAGGAAAGCCTTGAGTTCTTTGAAGAGTTTGAGAATGTAATCATTGCATTTGATAATGACAAGGCAGGTAAGGAAGCTTCTATTAAAGTTGCTAGACTATTCAAACCTAGTAAGGCTAAGATAGTTACGTTACCTAACGGATTCAAAGACCCTAACGACATGCTTCGTTCTAACAGACACAAAGAGTTTGTTGAATGTTGGTGGTCAGCTAAAGTTTATACACCCTCTGGTGTTATAAATGTATCTGAACAGCGTGAGAAGTTTCACAATCGTGAGAAGAAACAAAGCGTTCCTTATCCTTATGAAGGACTGAACAAGAAATTGTATGGTCTTAGGGCAGGAGAACTTGTAACTCTTACAGGTGGTACTGGTCTTGGTAAGTCAAGTGTTACAAGAGAACTTGAACATCATCTTATTAAGAACACTACAGATAACGTAGGTATCATAGCACTAGAAGAAGACTGGAGAAGAACCATTGATGGTATCTTATCTATCGAAGCTAACGCTAGGTTGTACGTTGACCAAGAACGTGAGAAGTTTTCTCAAGATGAACTAGATAAGATGTTTGATATTCTCTATGATGGAGAGAACAAGAACAGGGTGTGGGTACATTCACACTTTGGGACTAATGACATTGATGATATCTTTACTAAGCTTCGCTTCATGATTATTGGATGTGACTGCAAGTGGGTGGTCGTTGACCATTTACACATGTTAGTTAGTGCAGTACATGAAGGAGATGAAAGACGAGCCATTGATACTATCATGACTAGACTTAGAAGTTTGGTAGAAGAGACAGGTGCAGGAATCATTTTGGTTTCACACTTACGTAGAGTTGATGGTAACAAAGGACATGAGAACGGTATTGAAGTATCACTATCTCATCTAAGAGGTTCTAATAGTATTGGACAGCTTAGTGATTGTGTGATAGCCTTAGAACGTAATCAACAATCAGATGATGAGGATGAAGCAAGAACTACAAGGCTTCGTATCTTAAAGTCTAGGTACACAGGAGATGTAGGCATGGCATGTAGAGTTATATATGATGCAGAAACTGGTAGGCTATCTGAAATATCAGATGAAGATATAACCTTTGACGCTAGTCTTGACGAGGCATTTTAATGGACTTAGTATTTGACATAGAAACAGATGACCTAAAAGCAACTCTGGTACATTGTATCGTTGCTCAAGATATGGATTCTGGAGAGATATATAAATTCCCTCCAGATAAATTGAAAGAAGGTTATGACATGTTAGCTAATGCAGATACTTTAATAGGTCACAACATCATTGGATTTGACATACCTGTGGTAGAGAAGTTCGGTGGTGTTGACTTGTCAAAGATACCAGTCATTGATACTCTTGTACTATCAAGACTGTTTAACCCTAACAGAGAAGGTGGACATAGCCTTGAGAAGTGGGGTTATAAATTAGGATATCATAAGATAGATTTCTCAGACTATCTTAATTATTCTAAAGAGATGTTGGACTATTGTGTTAGAGATGTACAACTCAACGCTGTAGTATTAAAGAAACTTAGAGAGGAGAGCAGAGGATTCTCTAAACAATGTATAGCTATTGAACAAGGTGTAGCTAGGATAATGAAACAACAAGAAGTAAATGGTTTTAAGTTTAACATGCAGTCAGCTTTGTTATTACTTGCTGAACTTAGAGAAAAGAAACAAGCCATTGAAGATGAGGTTCATAATACATTCAAACCTAAGTGGGTAGACGATAAGTTAGTTAAGCCTTACATCAAGAAAGATGGAGACTTATCTAAGCGTGGGCTTACAGATGACGAGTATCAAAGATGTTTAGATACAAATAACTTTGAACCTTTTATGAGACAAACACTACAAGACTTTAATCTTGGTAGTCGTAAACAGATAGGAGAATATCTTATTGACTTTGGTTGGAAGCCTGAAAGGTTTACACCTACAGGTCAACCTATAGTAGATGAGAAAACTCTATCAGCAATCACACATATACACGAAGCTAAACTTATAGCAGACTTCTTACTACTTCAAAAGCGTATAGCTCAAGTTGATTCTTGGGTTGAAGGAGTACAAGAAGATGGTAGAGTACATGGCTTTGTAATACC